ATTAAAGGTTATCACCCATTTATCAGAATGGTATTCACTAGCAACACCGGGGTGGTATCAAACATTTTGGCAAGATGATTTGCCGATACGCTTTGTTTTTACGTAGCAAGGTGTTATAATTACAATGTGTTTGATATACTTCAAATAGTTCCAGGAAAGAAAAGACTATCACAAAGCGGTTGGCATAGTTTCAACGCTGTGTGTTGCCACTACCGAGGTCATGGTGCTGACAAGCGCGGCCGCGGTGGCATACACATGGATAGTGATAACTGGAGTTATCATTGTTTTAATTGTGGATTCAAATGTGGGTTTATGTTGGGTAAACAACTCACTAAGAACACTCGCCAGTTACTGGCGTGGTGCGGCATGGATCCAGATGATATTAATAAGTATAGCCTAGAAAGTTTGCAACACAAAGACTTGCTAGATTTTGTAAAGGCTAAACGCGAAAAGAAGAAAATTAAATTCAAAGAGATGGATTTGCCTGATGCAGAAGTTATCGATTCTGAAAATCCTAAACACCAAGTTTATGTAGATTATCTACGAGGTCGTAGGATAGATATAAGTAGATATCCTTTCATGTGTACTCCGGATGAAGAAGGTAGGCAAGCCAATCGTATCATCATACCCTTCACTTTTGAAAATAAAATAGTGGGTCACACTAGTAGGTTCTTAGATGATCGAAAACCTAAATTTATCAGCGAACAACAGAGTGGTTATCTATTTGGTTATGATTTGCAGAAGCCAGAATGGCAAGTATGTATTGTAGTTGAGGGTATATTTGATGCATTGAGTATAGATGGTTGCGCATTGACTACTAATGGTATCAACGAAGAACAGGCAGAGATATTGAGACGTTTGAATAGAAAGATCATAGTAGTTCCAGATCAAGATAAGAGTGGTATGGATGTGATCAATCGCGCACTTGATTTTGGTTTTCAAGTTAGTATGCCTAATTGGGAACCGGGAATTAAAGACGTAAACGATGCAGTAATAAAATATGGCAAACTCGCTACATTACTAAGTATCTTGCAATCAGCGACTAATAGCAAAATAAAATTAGAGATTAAGAGGAAACAACTTGATAAACGACTATAACATTGATGTACAGACATTGTTTCTGAGAATGATGGTCACGAACGCAGAACTTTATACTCGCGTGATGAACATCATGAATGCAGAAAACTTTGATCGTAGATTGCGACCGGTTGCAGAGTTCATAATAGATCATACTAAAAAATATAATGTCATGCCAGATCCTATACAGATTAAGGCAACGACTGATGTATCTACTGAACGATTAGAGGAACTTGACGAAGGACATTATGATTGGTTCTTAGAAGAATTCGAAGCATTCACTAAGCGACAAGAACTTGAGAGGGCTATTCTTAAGAGTGCAGACTTACTTGAGAAGGGCGAATATGGACCTGTAGAGAAACTGATCAAAGAAGCAGTTCAGATTTCTCTACAGAAGGATTTAGGTACTGATTACTTTGCTGATCCTCGTAGTAGATTGATGGCACTAAAATCTAATAACGGTCAAAACAGCACAGGTTGGCCTATACTTGATCAGAAATTGTATGGTGGTTTCAATCGAGGTGAACTGCAAATCTTTGCAGGTGGATCAGGTTCTGGTAAGAGTTTGATCATGCAAAATCTTGCAGTTAATTGGGCACAAGCGGGACTTAGCGGAGTATACGTCACACTTGAATTGAGTGAAGGATTGTGTTCAATGCGTATTGATAGTATGATGACTGACACTAGTAGTCGCGAGATTTTTAAAGATATTGATAATGTTGAGATGAAAGTCAAGATGGTTGCTAAGAAGTCTGGTAACTTGCGCATCAAATATATGCCAGCACAAAGCAACGTCAATGATATCAGAGCATATGTCAAGGAATTACAGATACAGACAGGCATGAAGGTTGACTTCTTGTGTATCGACTATCTTGATTTGATCATGCCAGTCAGCGCAAAAGTAAGTCCAAGCGACTTGTTCGTAAAGGATAAGTATGTATCTGAAGAACTTAGAAATCTAGCAAAGGAATTAAATGTCTTATTCGTCACAGCATCACAACTTAACAGATCAGCCGTTGAAGAGATCGAATTTGATCACAGTCATATCTCAGGTGGTATTAGTAAGATTAATACTGCGGACAATGTTTTTGGTATCTTTACTAGCCGTAGTATGCGTGAGCGTGGACTTTATCAGATTCAATTGATGAAGACACGTAGTAGTTCCGGGGTAGGTCAAAAAATCGAACTCAAATTTGACGTAGAAACATTACGAATCACAGATGACGGATCCGATGATTCCTATAAGGTTCAGCCCTCAGGAGCGCAGTTAATGCAGAAAATCAAGACTACTAGCGAAGTAGGAACTACTCAGACTGCCGAGAAAACTGATCCTATAACAGGGGAGATAACTCCTGATTCAGGTAAGGTTGTACCCGACGTACAGAGCGCAAAACTCAAGAGTTTATTGGCGTCACTTAAGAAATAAAAGATCCTATTCCAGATAAATACTGTAAGGAAAGAACTATGCAAAAGCGTACCCGTAGCCTTCTAGAAGAACTGGAATTGATCGGTAATAACCGTGATATGAATCACATCATTGAGAGCAGGGCTCACAATGTTATTACCAGTGCCATTAATCTATTAGAATTAATCAATCGTCAATACTCCCCAGACAAAGCCGAAGTACTTGAGAAAAAACTATTAAGTGCTATCAAGGGCAAGGACGCGGCAAGGTTCGCTAAGTCACTGAGGAAGAAAGATGAGAATCAATGAGTTAAATACGTTCCAGAATCTCGCTAGAGGTCTGGCCGGTACAGTCGCATCAGCGCAAGGTACTAATACACAAGGTGTAGGTAGTGCTATGGCAAGAGCCAAGAAGTCAGGATTAAGTGCAGAAGATCAACTGGCACAGGATACATTCGTACAAAAATTCGTTAGTAGAGGTGCTAATGCGTTAAACACTGCTATTCAGCAGGGACTGGTAGACGTTGATTCAACTGATTTAGGAGCCGGTAATGCAACAGCACAACCCACTACGCCGAGCGCAGGAACAACACCTAGCGCACCTCAAGCAGGAGGAACAGCAACACAAGCCCCCGGTACTGCCGCAGGTGCCCAACCCGGTGCCGCCCCGCCAGTAAAGGCTGTACAGCCCGGAGGTAAAGCACCCGGTAATCAAGCAGTACCTACTGGTCAAAAGCAGGGAGCAGCCAAGCCAGAAATTGATGTCAATGTAGATAAGATTGTTAGCGCAATGAGAAAGTTACAGCCAGCCGGAACTAAACCGCTTCCTCCAACATCAAAAATAGCACAAGAAATTACTAAGGATCTTGCAAATGTTGCCCTTAATAAGGATTACTTGATACGTGTAGGCGACAAGATTCTTAAGTTAGACAACGCTGGTTACGATGTTAAAAACTTGCACCAGCAGTTCATGGGTCAATATGCTAAGGGAAATAAGCAAAAAACTATTAGCGAAGATAGACTAGAAGAGATTTACAATAAGTTAACGTCAGTAGAAAGATTTAGAAACGCATTGAAGAAATCAGGATATGATCCTGATCTAGCGGTCAAGCGCATAGAGGCATTGATCGCAAAACAAAAGAAAGAAAGAGAAGATAGAGATAAGTTCTTAAGAACTAATGAAGGTATCATGGATAAGATCAAGGGCGTGTTTAAGCGTCCGGGTCAACCAGCAGCCGCAAGCACTGCCCCAGCACAAGGCGCAGCACCGGCAGCAGGTCAACCAGCAGCACCATCAGGTAAACCTAGCCTAGGCGCATGGTTCCGCGATAATTTCATGAAGGGCTTCTTGAGAGGGATCAATTTAGGATCCTCACAGCAACAGGTTGATGACATACTAAAACGTATGCCACAAAGTTTAAAGGGTAAAACCTTGAACAAAGACTTGACTGATATAGCACAAATTGCTTGGGCTGTTTCAGACCAAGGTAGAAAACAAGACACTCAACCTTAAAATGAATTTCAATAACGAACAAGAATTCTTTCAGCATATTCGTGAAAGGATGCGTCAATTTGATCAGGATGCTTTGCGCCTAAAAGAAGGCAAGGGGCACCTCGATCATCCAGAAGATTTAGTAGTATTAGGAGACGTTGCGGGTGCAAATCAAGCAGTTAATTCTATATTGGCTACTGCTAAGAATCCTAAAACAATCACTATTAAATGGGATGGGTATCCAGCGTTGATATTCGGTCATGGTCCAGACGGCAAATTCAGCATTATGGACAAACACATGTTTAATAAGAAAGACATGTCAGGTCGCAACGTACACAGCGCAGAAGAATTTATAGAATACGATAGAGCGAGGGGGGTGGATCGCGGTGAACTTAATACTCTCATTACAAACATATGGCCCGGTCTTGAAAAAGCAAGTCAAGGAACTAAGGGCTACTACTGGGGCGACTTGCTCTTCGGCAAACCTTTACAAGATCAAAAAGGTCTGTATAAGTTTAAAGCGAACCCTAACGGTATAGCGTATACAGTAGATGTCGATAGCGATATAGGTAAATTGATCACAGGTAAGACTGCGGGTATTGCTGTGCATCAGTTTATACCTGCTAATGCCGCTACTACAGATGAATCAACACCATTGAATGGAACGATAGGGCAATTAAAGAATGATAGCGATGTCGCTATCATTCCTAGTGCTATGCCTATAGTTCCTAATGTAAAGTTAGATCAAGGCTTAGTCAATGACGCTAAGGCTGCTATACGTCAACATGGTCCTGCTGTGCAAAAACTAATGCAAGCACCGCAGGCTAGAAATACATTCAATCAACTATTCACTACATATATCAATAAGAAAATCGTCTCGGGCGATCTAAATGACATGGCTTCTGGATTCATGGATTATTTTGAGACTAGACCCATGACTCCTACTATGAAGCAAAAACTATCAGATCATATCAATGCTAACAAAGCAGGGGTGCAGGGTCTGTTTAGCATATGGGTGGCTATCTATAATCTTAAGAATCAAGTCGTACAACAACTAGCACAGCAAGCAGAACAAAGCCCCGTCAAAGGCTATCTACAGAGTGGCCAGCAAAGTCAAGAAGGTTTTGTGTCAAATGGTTTGAAATTTGTAGATAGAATGGGCTTCAGCCGTCAAAATCTTGCTGGCCAACGCTAGCCAAACCAACATTTTTTTGTGCCAGGCATAAATAATAGTATGAGACAGTAGGTCTCACAACATTAGGAGATTTTAAAATGGCACAATTTACAAGAGTTAATGGTGATCTTAAGCCAGTTCTATGGTTAGATCAGCCAGATTACACAAATTCAGGCGTTAACGCAGTTTCTTCAGCCTTGACAGTTCAGCCACAAGGTCCAAAGTTGGACTTCTTCACTGCAACTGCAAACGGTGCTTTGACAACTACACAAGTTAACTCAGCAATTCAAGCGATTCAGCAATTAGCAACTATCCACATCTATGAGTATACAGACGCAGCTAACGACACATTAGCATTCGCTATATACCCAACTGGTGCATGGACACCTGCTGCTCTAGTATTAGCACTAGAGAACGCAGATGGTCCCGCTTGGGCAAATGCTGTAACTGTAGCATCATCAGCAACTTTCACTAACTAATCATTAGTTTAAGTTAACAAACAAAGGACCCGAGATTTATTCTCGGGTCTTTTTTTTGCCTTAAATAACAACATGCACAGGATTTCCTGCTATACGTTATTTGACATTACAAAGACAGGTGTATTGAATCGCGCAAGGCCGGGGGATGATGTAAAAGATGTGAATGATTGGTATAGAAATCGCAACACACAATGCAATTTTGATACTATATTGCAAGTTATATCATTGCGAGCCCAGCCCGATGTCATCAACGATCCTGTGCGGTTAGAGATTGATTTAGATAAAGAGTCATATTTCGGAACTATGCTACAAGAAGATATCAGAGTTCCTGTATGGAAGTTTGATTTTGAAGTACAGCATAATCGTGTGTTTGAAGATGGAATTTCTGATTTAGGATCATTATATAAAGATTGTGACGGGGTGCCCATGATTCAATGTGATAGTCAATGGCACAAGTCAGGACAAAAACTTGATATAACTTTGGAAAAAAGGAACATATATTTTGTTAAATATGAATATGAATAAGTCTTATCTAGCGAACAAGATAAAGGACATGTTTATCGTCAAGGAGTATGACGGTAGTTATAACCTTTTTGGCACCTATATAATAAACCCTGAAAAGACCGGTATATTCAAGGTTGTCAATATGCTAGATCCATATGCAGAACAAATAGAATTTTCCACACTTAAATATGCAGTAACCTATTGTGTGTTTGAGAAGAATCGAAAAGATAAAGAGACCAAAAGACTTAAAGAATTAGATCGCTACATAGGCGGTTTAGAAGTATCTATAGCACAGCACAAAAAGCTGATGAATAGCAGGGATATTCCTGATAAGTTTATCTATCTAGCAAAATTGTTAGAAGACCAACTTAGAAGGAAAAATGCTTTGAAAGAGATAGAAGCATATGCATCTATGTCCAAGCATATACAGACTAAAAAGTATCAAGAATCTAAGGATGAAAAGTAACAGATTCTTGATAAATATAACTATTAATGTGGGATTTTAACCATGAGACTCAATGAACTAGATAAAACAAACGTAGCAGAACAAGCCCTTAAGGCTAATTTCGATGTCAACCTTGACATGTCAAGATTGAATCGCGCACAAACTAAAGCCATGATGGAACGAGTATTCGGTCTCATCAAAGAGGCTAAAGCAAGCCCTGATTTCTACAAGAATCATGCTAGCCCTTCATACATGAAATTAGTATTCATGGCTCAGGCACTTACTGAGCATTACAAGAATACTAAGGCTGCTAGAATAGTTGTTGAGAATGAAGAAGTCGAAAAATCACAGGTCATCTTGGCAGCACAAGATATGCTTGACAGCATTCAAAAGATGATCGAAGAAGTTAACGACATGTTAGTTAAAGAACTACCTGCATTAGCAGATAGTATTCAATCAGAAATCGGTGTAGAACAGTCTGGTACATTCAACCAAGTAGCAAGCCAAGCCTTGACTACTTTGAATCAAACACTAAGCCAGACTAAGAGTGAGATGAAGAACGCCATGAATGCATTGACTGGCGTTGGTAGTCCAGAAGCACTAGGTGCACCTCCTGCAGGCGGTGAAGAAATGGCAGTGACTGACGTTGCAGCCACATCAGGTCCCGGCGGCGAAGAAGTAGTCGGTGCTGAAATGGGTGCTGAAGTTTCCCCGGACTTAGAAGAACCAGAATCTGAACCAGCAGGCGGAGTTGGTCGCGAGTTGAGGTAAAATGCACCTCTACGAGTTAGTCAATGATCCTAAACTTGTTAAGTTGATTGCGGCAGTCGATCAACTTAACACCGCATTGGATAGCAAAAGAATTACAGATAATTGGACTATTGACAAACTTCTCACATATTTTAGAAAATTTGATCTAACGCTATCTAGAGACGATTTGTATTCTATGATACAAACGAAACCTCTTAAAAATGTAGTTAGCAATATCGAAGGTGACACTGTTGTGTTCAAAGGATTACCGCAACAACCACAACAGACTGAAGCACCTCCGCCCGAGCAGAGTCAAGAAGTAGTAGCACAAATGGCTAAATCAGCCATGAATAAATCTTGATGTGAAATTTATAGTTTTAGATTTAACAACCGGCAAGATAAGAAATACTCCTGTAGTATATCTTTCAACATATTTGGAAGATCATGGTTGTACGCAAGTCTTAGAAAAACCAGACAATGAATTCTATTTGATTATAGGATGCATCCAACTTATGCGTTGGTATAATAATTCACATACTTACAAAGACATCGAAATCATTAACGATGTTAAAAATAATAAAGCCGGCTTAATTTTAACAACAAATGTAGACTCATTTGGATTATTACCAGTTGTACATCGTGAACGAGATCCGGGAGGATATTATAATAACATCACAAAGTATAACATCGTTGAGAATGTAAATATCGGATGTGACTCTTTAGGTATCGATTCTAAGTCTGTCATATACATAGATACTAATTATAAGATACATGATTTATTCAAAAAACATGGCTTGTCTGCATTCTGGAATAACATCTTTGAAAAACTCATGCCTCCTATAGATTTGAATACGATTATTCAAGATATAAAAAACAAAAAAGACAGAGAGAAGAAATTTTTATACTTGGGCGGTAAGGGCAGAATTCATAGACTTCCTTTTGTGAATGAGTTATTAAAGATACCTGACTTTAAAAATGATTCTTTCTTATCTACGGGTGGCGGTAACTTTATAGATTTTTTTACCAAGGAACAAAAATGCATAGACGACATAGTTTTAGACATAGAAGATATCAGAGACATACCTGAAAATTTATGTCTTGCCAATAACAATTATCATGTCAAATCATATGTTAATATAATACCTATGAGTTATTTTTATTTGGATCACACCCACTTAGAAATAAACGAAAAACTTTTTAAGCCGATCATAAATTTCCAGCCATTTTTAATATTGGGACAAATAGGAACTCTACGTGTGATGCATCAGTTGGGTTATAAAACATTTGATAACTGGATAGATGAATCATACGATACTACTATGAATGATGATGAACGATTCATAAAGGTATTGAACGAAGTAAAAAGAATATCTAAGATGAGTACTATAGAACTCAATGACATGCTTTTAGACATGCTGCCAACATTAGAATATAATGCGAACCTGCACAGGACTAGATATCTTCAGAAAGATTATTCGATATTGGATAGAATATTAAACAAATTTAACCAATCAAGATGACATTCGGTATGATTAGTGATATTATAAGGAATAACAACTATGATTAACGTGACTGATATAGCCAAAAATAAGTTTTTAGAACATATCAAAAAAAGAGGTAGAGGACAAGGAGTTCGTCTAGGAGTGAAGACCACTGGGTGTTCTGGTCTAGCATATGTATTAGAATTTGTAGACAGCCCGGACGAGACTGATATCTCTGTAGATCACGGCGGGTTAAAGTTTTATGTTGATCCTAAATCTATGGTTTACCTTGATGGGCTTACTGTAGATTTTCAAAAGAAAGGATTGAATGAAGGATTTGAGTTCATTAATCCTAATGAGAAAGATCGTTGCGGCTGCGGAGAAAGTTTCAGAATATGACAAGGATATCCCACATCGTCACTAATGGGTGTAGTTTCACTGAAGGCAACGGTCTAGCAAATAAAGAAGAATCCTGGCCACATAGACTAGCGCAACGTTTAGGAGTAGACGTTGTTAACATAGGTAAAGGTGGTTCTGCAAATGACACGATATTACGTAGAACTTATGAATATTTCTACGAAGACATTCATAACAATAATCATCCTTTATATGTCATCATGTTTTCTGCTATCACTAGAAAAGAAAGATGGTTTGAGGGTAAAAAAGAGTACGGGACATATGACACATTTCAAAAAGATCCCGGTAGTGTAGACTATGTGTTGAATTATAATATGGACTACTTTTATAAACGAACCATGTTATATAAAAGCGCATTGAGAAATCTATTTCAGTTGCATGACGTACCCTACATGTTTAGTCTTGCTATAGAAACATTGAACGGTACCGAAAAAGATTCAATGTACGAGAAAATGAGCAAACAAGCACCTAATCATTTTTCTATATTGTGTGGTGATAAGAACGATATAGGTGATCTAGCACACATTACTGAAGGGTCACCACTGACCCCTTGCGGTCATTGGGAACGTGAAGGACATACAGCAGTTGCTCATCATCTTTACACAAAAATTTATGAGAACTATAAAAATATAGAAATTGCACCCAGTAAAAATTACTTGAATAAAGAAACATACGTAAATGCATTTGAACCCAAAGTTAGATTATGATTTATATCCCCGACAAATACCCCTATAAAGAATTGAAGCGCGAGACTATTAATGGCTCACGAAAATATATGACCCCTGACGGACACGCGGTCCCTAGCGTCACTACTATACTTGATGCGACAAAGCCTGAAGAAAAGAAGCAAGCGTTGCGTGAATGGCGCAAACGTGTAGGTGAAGAGAAGGCTAAACAGATAACCACTGAGGCTGCGGGTCGCGGAACACGTATGCACAAGTGGCTTGAGAATCATGTAAAGACAGGTGATACAGGACAACCGGGAACTAATCCCTATAGCATACAGAGCCATCAGATGGCCAAGACCATCATTGAAAAGGGACTGATCAATTGTCAGGAATTCTGGGGTACGGAAGTTAGTCTTTACTTCCCCGAGATTTATGCAGGAACTACAGACCTCGTAGGAGTTCATGGTAATAGTGAAACGATCATGGACCATAAACAAACAAACAAGCCTAAAAAGCGTGAATGGATCGATGATTACTTCCTTCAATTAGCCGCATATGCATTAGCACATAATGAAGTATGGGGTACTAAAATACGCAAGGGTGTCGTTTTCATGTGTTCTGCGGATAATCAATATCAAGAATTCATTGTAGAAGGGTCTGAATTTGATAAGTATACAGACCTCTGGTACACCCGTTTAGATCAATATTACACACAGTTCCTGTAATGTAAAAGCATAAATAGTTGTACTACTTGGTGAATGTACAACTATGTCTATATTACAGATTTCTAAAATACAGCAACGTAGCGGCGATTTAGTCGATCTACCTCAACTTGATGAAGCAGAACTAGGCTTCGCCTCCGACGTAAAAAAACTGTTTATAGGTAAAACCTTAGGGGAAACTCAGAATATTGAGGTTCTCACTGCATTTAGCGAGATCGCATTCGATCAAATAGACGGCGCTGTAGGTAACCTGAACATTAATGGTACCACATTGGCTAATGGCCAAGTGTTATCATATGATGGGAACAATTGGGTTAACAAAGGCGGCGGCGCAGGTGGACTAATCAATCTAGGAAATGTCACTGACGTTTCTATATCAGGTGGTGAGATCGGTTATGTACTCACTACTGACAGCGATGGTGGATTGAGTTGGACCCCAAAAGGTCTAATAGTACTAGACATACAAAATATATCAGCAGCACCAGCATCCAGAATGACATTGACAGAACCGTATCCTTTGAGTTCTGGTGTTGAAATAACTGTTCAATCAATATTACCTGGATCAGGCGCCAATACACAATATGCAAGCACATTTAACGGTAATGTGTTTTGGTTGAAATCAGTACCGGGCAATTTACAATTATACGATATCTACTCAGACGCAGGATTGACCAATGCTATCAGCACTACAGGTTTTGGAACTTATCCAGGCAACGGTATCGCTATATTCAATACTACTACCGCTAACGGCGGTTTAGTTGCAGGCGGCAACACAAGCATACAGTATAACAACGGATATGATTTTGCTGGCGATACAGTACTGACATGGAATTATTTAAATAATACATTGCGTGTAGGTAACGCCGTAACCCCTACACCCGGTAATCTAGTAGTTACAGGTACTACAAATTTAGGTGAAATATCAAACGTTACTATCACCGGCGGTGAACAATATCAATTCTTGAAAACAGATGGTAATGGTGAATTATACTGGGGTAACTTAAGAGAAGATCCAGTAGGATATTATTTCCATAGACAAGATACTGCCAGCGTTACATGGACAGTAATACACAATCTTAACACACAATTTGTAGATGTCACACCAATCAATGGCGCCGGATACTCATGGACAGGTAGATATGATTATCCAAGAGTAACATTCGTTAATGCCAACGCAGTTTCATTGACATTCAATTCTGCTGAATCAGGATATGTCGTAGTAGAAGGTGACAGTGCGAATACAGAAACTTATTATTTGCATACACAAGCCGCACCAAGCACAACTTGGAACGTCACACACAATCTTGATACGAGATATGTAGCAGTAACACCGGCAGATACAGGCAATGTATCTGTCATAGGTGAATATAATTATCCAACAGTTAATTATACTGGTGCAGACACATTAACATTGACTTGGAGCACAGCAGTAGCAGGTAACGTATCAATTGTAGGTAGTAATTCAATGGCTGGATATTACTTACATGATCAAACAGTTGCTAGCACAACATGGACAGTCAATCATAATTTAAATACAAGATATTTAAGCGTCACCCCAGTCGATGCCACTAACGTCAGTTATGTAGGAAGATATGATTATCCAGAAATTTACTATAATACACAGAATCAATTAACGTTAACATTCCCTACTGCTGTTACAGGTAAGGTCGCTGTGATAGGTAGCGGCGGCTATGAATATCCCGCCGGTGGAGTAGATACATCTGTTCAATTTAATGATGGTGGTGTGTTGAATGGAACTACAGCCTTCACGTTCGACAAAACATCAAATACAGTAAGTGTTCAGAACCTAAATACCACTGTGATCACTACTGGTGCAGCAGCCACTTCAGGAACAATCACGGGTAATTGGACTTTAAGTTCCGGCTCAAGATTAACAGCAACATATGCAGACTTGGCTGAATTCTATTCGGCAGACAAACCATATTTACCTGGTACAGTATTAGAGTTTGGTGGTGATGAAGAAGTTACTGCCGCATCATTGGAAACGAGTAAAATAGCAGGTGTTGTTTCAGCAGAGCCGGCATATGTCATGAATGGTGCTATACAAGCACAGAATCCTGTCATGGTAGCGATGATGGGTAGAGTGAAAGTAAAAGTTGTTGGTTTGGTGAGCAAGGGCGATATGCTTGTAAGTGCAGGTGACGGCTATGCTAAATCATCTAAATCACCGCAGATAGGAACTGTTATCGGTAAAGCGATTGAAAACAAAGTTGATGAAGACGAAGGTTATGTCGAAGTCATGGTAGGACGATTATAAGATAAATACTTTATCAGGAATAATATATGGCAGCGGCAATTTATACACCAAGCGGATCAAGTCAACTTACATCAGTAGCAACTACTGAGAAGGTCCGTATCTCCACAACAAGCAGTGCAATCGCTGTAGCAGTGGGAAACAGTTCAGTAACAGCAAATCTTACTGCCTGTGAAATTATTCCTGCAAATACAGTCAACAATAGTTTTATTGTTGGTGAAGGCAATTACATAGCATATATTAGCGTGAGTGGTACTGGCATATTCTCTATCACAGAACTCGGCATGCCAATCGGCGAATAATTCAGCGTAAAAAATAAGACTTTTTTGATAAATAAATCATATACTCTCATGGTGAGAGTTTATGCGGTACCCCGCCGCGTACCGGCTAGAACCCGGCATTATAGGAGATAAAACAATGGGTCGTCCACTTAAAATCGCGAAAGCGCAAGCCGTTATTACTATCACAGCAACTAACGGCACAACAGAAGTTGTAACTACAAACGCAAATTTTACTAATCTAGGTATCATCGCTGGTATGCCATTCATTCCAGCAAGTAACGTTGGTAACCTAGTAGCAGGCACAACATACTGGATATTACAAGTATTGAACGCCGGCGCAAACAGCACATTCACTGTTTCAGCAACACAGTTATCAGCAAACCCAACATACACTAAGTTCAACTTAGGTACAGCAGGTCCTGTCACTGTAGCGGCATCAGTTGGTGTTGTTGATGCTTATTTCAATAATCCACTAGGTGGTGCAGGTTATCCAGCAACTAACGCTAATACATATGGCGTCGTTGGTGGTAACACAGCAATCTATGGTTCACAAACATTAATCCGCGCGGCTATCGGTGTATCAGGTACAGGTACAATTAGTGCAAGCACAGCAAGCACTACTGTCACCGGTACTGGCACTTTATTCACTACTGAATTATCAGGTGGTGAGTGCATCACTGATGCAGAAGGAAATGTATTAGGTTTCGTTGATACAATCACTGATGACACTACTCTTGATCTACTTGCAAATAGCAACGAAGATTATGATGGTGCATTCGTGTTCGCATTGAACGAGGCAGGTTTTATTGTTCGTCAGAAAGGTAAGACAAAGTATCTTGTTACAGGAACAACTAGCGGATTGACTGCGGCTTGCTATACAGCAAACGTAGCCAACGCAGCCTTGACTCCAAACACTTTCAATATCTTAGCAACTTATAGTGATGCAAGCACTAAGTTTGTATCATCATTAAATGACTATAACAGTGAAGTGTTCCCTGCACAGGTTGCAGCAGCATCATTGGTAGCAGGCACAGTATATACCATTTATAAAACAGGAACCACAAACTGGACATCAGTTGGTGCTTTCTCTAATATGACTGGTGTTACATTCACTGCAACCGGAGCAGGTTCAGGTACAGGCACAGCAGTGCTAGCAACTGTAAATCCTGATGTGATTGCATCGTTCAACTCTGCTATCGCAGCGAACGCTTTGGCATCTCTACCACCTGTAGTAACTATAAGCAACGCTTAATAGGAACATACTATGTCTACAAATGCCGCAAAACGAGTAGAACAGGCCGAGACAGAGATCGCAGTTCTTCAAGTTCGCATCAATGTTATTGATGAGAAAGTTGATGAATTAAAAGTCGAAGTTAAAGACCTGCATGACTGTTTAGATAGGAACATGGATGAGACTAAAGTTATCCTCAAAGAATTTCAAGAGGCTAATAAAAAATCTCATGATGAACTCGCCGAAAAACTTGGCAACATGGAAAAAATCAAATGGATGCTAATGGGAGCGGCGGCAGTTCTAGGCGCTACGGGCGTTGAAGCATTTAAGATGTTCTTGAAATAAGTCGAACAGACTTAGTAAAAACGGGGCTTAGGCCCCGTTTTTATTTTCAGTAAGGCTCTTCAGTTTCTCTTTTACTATATCAATATTGATAGTACTGAATAACCCAGGATGCATTGGTTTAGGATGTTGATCAGCCCCTATCCAAGCATAACCCACATGCTCATCGTTGAGATAGGGAACAAATTCTTCATCGACTGCACAAAAGAACGTATGGTAGGTGAAACTATTATTAACGAACTTTTGTATGGGTACTAATTTTGGATCAGTAGGCCAGAAATTTACTTCTTCCATACACTCGCGTTCTAGCCCTTCTAGCAACGTCTCACCCTGTTCAATTTTACCGCCCGGCACACCCCAAGCAAAATTGGCATCACTACGCATCAGATATAGAAATCTGCCCGTTGTAGTACAATAAAAGAATATGCCAGCCGAAGTATTTTTCATTAAGACATTATAGCAAAAACAATATTAAATGACAATACTATAATCGCCCTGGTCATACCAACCTTCATACGATTTCATCCATTGCCCTTCTTGGTCAACGTAGCGATATTGGATATTAGTAGTTAGATTGGTTACATACTCCACGACAGTAGATGCACTAGCATCGAAACTCACAAACCAATCTCCAGTACTGGCATCATATTGTATGATGTCGTTTGCTTCTGCTATCAAAGAACCCCAAGCCACTGTGCTAGATCCGGTGGTGCCGATGTCTTCTACAATCAAGTATCTACGACCGTTAACAGGTCCGGGCAACCCGGCATTTGGCCCCGACAATTGTGGATTAACCACTGCATCCACTGGGGCTAATGTATTTTGCGGTAATGTATCTGGATCGATATCATAGATCAATAATCGATCATCGACTGGATCAGGAACTATAGTACCTACTATGTCATCCTCCATATATGGATTTTGTAACCATATTTGACTGATGCCCGGCTTCACTTTGCCATATACGTTCAATAAACTCTGCCAATACAGATTAGTATTAGGAGGGGTCGGGTCATTTAGATCCGTGTTAGGCGGATAGAATGCAACATCTTGAGGTAATAATTGCAATCTATTACCTATCAACAATACTTTATATCCATATGGTGTTATCTTTTGTCTTGTACCCAATAATAAATCCTCATCTTGCATATCTTGTAGTGCTTTGCCTTTGTATATGCTTGCGATGATTTTGTGTATGACGCCCATCTTTTTGAGTTTACTGCTAGTACTCAACCATATAGGCATATAGAATTTCCAACTTAACACATCTATGGGATTACCTGTACCTTGCGGTATACTGCGACTACTGAATGTCAGACCATCTTGATAGACAACACTCAATGATGTCCAGTCAACAAAATTATCAGTGCTTTGTATCTCTAAACTAGGATTGAATATCGTACCTAGTTGTTCGATCAATTGTAATTTTTGATTATAATTCGTAGTCCAGAAATCAACTTGCATACGTAGTGTATAAGGTACAGGCATCAATCTTTCAACTGTGAATGCTTGACCCTGGGTAGTTTCATAACTTTGAGTTTCTGTATTGTATGCACGTTGTCTGACATTTACTTTTTCAATAAATGTAGGATTTTGCATCCAAGATTGATTATATTCTAGACCTGATATCCAATAAGTTATGATAGGTGCACTAGGCAAATTGCTTGCGCTATTATTAGCGATCACTGTGGATACTTGTCGGCTTTGATCACCGTACATTATAGGAACACGTATCAATATGTCATTACCGTTAGGGTCTTTGCCGTTGGTCACATACCAGTTACTAAAAATTTTAGCGAACTGTAGTAAGAATCTGCGTATCTGATTGTCGTAAAAAAATTGTGCCATGTGTTACTCTTATGGTTGGGGCGGTAGAATGTCTGGTGCTAATTCCAAGATACTTGATAATGGTTGTGCAGAAGGTATCACTTGCTCTTGGTTGTTGTTATATATCACACCTTCATTATTAATGAATTGTGACTTTTGTGCTTGATCGTCTGCTGTAAATCCAGTTTCTGTTCGTACATTAGTGCTTATGCGAACCCATAGTTTTCCATCCCAACGATATAATATCTGCGGCATGTAATCGATACGCAAGAAGTAATCACCTACTTGAGGATTTTGCGGGAACGCTATACCTGCACCACTTGGGTATCCGTTAGGTGCAGTACCGTCTCCTGTGAGATATCCTGCTTCATAGCCGAAACTTCTTGGGCTTGCGCGACTGATATATTGATATGCTGGATCGCAGTCTGCACGATAGTCCATAGTATTTGGACCATATGGCTCTGTACCGGTGAATCCTGATTGAGTAGGATCCTGATCAGCAGTAGCATATGTGTTGTCAGCAGTACCGTATGGTCCAGTGACTGGACCTAAAGACATCACTGATAATACCTTATTACCTTCTAACGCACCTGATCCGCTACCCTCACGTAATTGCATTGGAGCAGTCTCAGTCACTTCTATGTTTGCCTGCACGTGGACATCCATCTTAGTGATAGACATATCCGCAGTCATATCCCATATGCTCTTTAATAATTCTTTGCTTACTTTGATTCCTGCGCTAGGATTCTTGAATTTAGGATTGCGCATGAAAACTACAGTACCAAATGACCCTGTGCTTGGTGCGCCGCCGCTGTAAGTGACTACATTGATAGGTGGTGCGGGCTGATTTAGTTTACCTGATAATGTGTTATTAGTCTCATAGATACCGTATGTAGGAACAACATACAGGTCTTTGTTGTTGTAACCTGTTTTGGGTAATATGCGTTTTGCTTCTTCAAGTTGCGCGTTATTAATCTCAATGTTCTTATTATATGTTGACAAGATATCTTTGAGATTTTGATTAGGATCAAGTTGCCAATATGTTGGATTAGGTGGCGCGATGCCTGCTGGCACCTCAATCAAACTTATATAATTCTTATCTCCATATGTGATTACATATCCAGGAGGATATACTTTATCTTTGTCCCAAGGACCCAACCAATTGTCTTTGTTGATTGGTTCTGTTAATATCTGTGTAAATTCTTGACTATCTACTAATGGCTCACACTTAATACGCCATAAGTGTGGATACCATGTCTGACTGAAACCTTCGCTAGCGAAGTTGGCGTCTGTTATGCTATAGAAACGTTTCAATGCTACCGGTATCGTTTCTTTCAATGGATTGTAATCTAACAAGTGAGGTAATTCTAATACGTCACCGACCATCAATTTGCGACCAATGATATCGATCATGTCGTTATAATGAACTGCGATGAATATGATGTCGTTGTTTAAGAATAATCCGAACTGGCTGAGGTCAAAGTCTAGATTCTGTACGCTATAATGTCCACGCAATCTATAAATGTTAGGATCGTAAACTCTATCGCGATTTTCCAAAAACAATAGATCCTGTATCTGTGTAGGATCGGGACTAACATATTGGGGTTGTGTATAGTCTGCACTAGGGGTCTGAGCGTTAGGACCCATGTATTTGTGTATATAAAGATCGGTACCGCCAACAGTCAGTTGCTCCGAAATGGTCTTATCGAAGAACTTGTAATCGTTAGTTTTGGTTGGATGATATAGCGATAATTTGGGCATACATGTATTTAGTCTAGTATTCAATGGCTTAAATAGGACTTGACAATGGTATTTAAAGGTAGTAAACTAGATGCTAGTGTTAATAAACTGGAGTAGCATATATGGCTCGCACCAAAACGCATGAAATTAAAGAACTGCACCCTAGGGATGCTGATACGAAGTATTTCGGTCCCGAACCCTTTTTTAAACAAGATGAATCTACTAAGTGGAGTCTAGGTAATGCACTAACTTGGTATGGGCATTTTTACGATAAGAAAGATGCCCGAGAATTTATTGCCCAATATCTTGAATTCAAGGGCAAGTCCGAAAAAGCAAAACTGATTCGCCGTGTTCCAGACAATAAAGTTGTCACTAGCAATGGTTATCTTGCTAGGTGTTTTATGCGCGGTTATGAATCTGAAGAACACACACAGCGGCTTGATGATGAGATCGAACGTATGATCCGTACTATTGAGGTTGCGCAGACTGCTGAGAAGCCGGTTACTAATCGTCCCAATGTACAAGAAATCATGCGTGAGAAAACGCATGAAGCAGGTGGAGAACTTGAAGGCCTCTGGGATGAATACATTCAAGATGGATGTAAGAAAGAAAATAATATCAATACCATAAGCGTGTTGTCTCAGTACAATATTCTTCCACAGCACATTCATATCTTGATTGATGCTTGGACTAAGAAGTTGAATGAGTATACTGAATTGCAGGCAGGCAAAGATGAACAGTTGAACGAAGCCTATGCACGATTCGGTAAGATTCAGATTCGTAACATCATTGGTACGATTGAATCAGTGATTGGCGAACTCAATAGTTATATCAATATTAAGAAGACTGGTCGCAAGCCACGTGCTAAGAAGCCCGTCTCAGTCGAGAAGATCGTTCGTAGCCTCAAGTATCTCAAGACGTTCAAACTTGATAAACTTGAATTGGTAAGCGTACCACCTACTAAGTTGCATGGTTGTGCTGAGGCTTGGGTCTATGACACCAAGAAGCGTAAACTGCATCACTATGTTGCTGATGATTACGCAAAGAGTCTTACGGTTAAAGGCAATAGCGTTCTTGGCTTCTGTACCAAGCAGAGCGAAATTAAGACGTTGCGTAAGCCTGAAACTCAGATCAAAGAGATCATGGGTAGCAAGCCAGCGGCACGTAAGTATTTTAAAGATATCAAGGCTGTAAGTATTACACCCAATGGTCGCTTTAATGCTGATATGATTATTTTGAAGGCATTTTAATATGACTGATTCATTCGATCCAATAGAAAAAAGAATGGAAGCATTGATGACTATCATTGATACTGCTATTTTTTCAGCAGAAAATCCACATGATCAGTTGATGTTAGCGTGTGCTATGATGCAAAGAACTAGAGAGATTTTTGATCAAGTACTAGGCGAAGATGGTAGAAAAAAAATGTTCAAGGAGTTAGTATGAATAATGTCGATTTAAACAAATATATGGAATTCGTAGAGGCTGTAACTAGCAAAGAGAGTCATGATCTTACCACGTTCATGAATCAGTTAGATAGGCTTGATGGGAACTATGAAGCATATGGACCCAACGGCGAATACATGCATGGACCGGATATCAACGTTCCATTGTTGCTTTGTGGTGCTATCGGTCTAGGTAGTGAGACTGGCGAGTTTCAAGAGATCGTAAAGAAGATCACGTTTCAGGGTAAGCCGCTTAACAATGAGACATTGTTTCACATGAAGCGTGAACTAGGTGACATCATGTGGTATTGGGTCAATGCTTGTCGTGCATTGAATCTTGATCCTAATGATGTAGTAGCCGAAAATGTCAAGAAGTTGCAGGCCCGATACCCGGGCGGACACTTTGACGTATTCCACAGCGAGAACCGCAAAGAAGGTGATTTATGAGTGCTATCCGAGCTAAATTGTTAAAAGTAAATTTTGATCATTTATATTTTCCCAATGCTAAACATTGTAATGATGGTAGCATGGGAAGAGAGATCGAAAATGAATTACGCCGTCAAGGTTTTAATGTTAGATCGGATAGTGTCATTGATATGCCTGACCTATTATTAGAAATCAAAACTAGAAAAAGTTCTAGTAGCGCCGCGCACACAGTGGGCACTATGACACATACTAATATATTGGCTAATTCTTGGGATAAAACCTCGTTCAAACAGAAATTACAAAGCCAGTATAGAGTGATTATTGATGTAGAAACCGGCAAAGTGGGTAAAGCCGCAGTCGTGCATTTTCATGACGACCCTGATCTACAGAATGAGTTGCGTAAAGCATATGAAGATGCTAGATCGATTTTGCACGATCATTACTTCCAGACTGGAACTATACTTGAATCCTGTAGTATCAAAAGCAGTAAAAATAGCCCTGCGTTTTTAGAATATAAAGACGGAAATAGTTATGCTTTTAGGATCACAGATTGCGGGATGAAGAGATTTATACAAATGGCAGGGACCGCCCCGGTGTTCAATAGTCTTTTCGAATGATAGGTATTCCGATAAATACACATATTAATCGGAATATAACATGGCTGCGGATCCACTATCAACACCAACTAATGCTAACTTACAGCAACTAAAAGACGCGATGTTCGACAACCTAAGGTTACGCTTAGGTGGTGACATCATCGATCTTGAATTAGATCCTCAGCATTATGAGGCAGCATATGATTATGCTATCAAAGTGTATCGTCAGAGAGCGCAAAACGCTACTCAGGAGAGTTACACTTTGATGACTATCATAAAGAACATTGACACATATACGCTTCCTAGCGAATTCATCAACGTTCGTGCTATTTTCCGTAGAACTGTTGGTCTTGAGACTGGTCCTTCAAGCACAAGTTTTGACCCATTTAGTAGTGCTATCCTCAACACTTATCTGTTGAATTATAACTATACAGGCGGCATGGCAACATATGATTTCTATGCTGGATATGTAGAATTGGCAGCACGTATGTTCGGTGGATATGTCACATATACATTCAATCCTGTCACTAAAGTATTGCGTACTGTGCGTGACTTCAAGGGAACAGGTGAGCGTGTATTGATCTGGGCAGATATCACACGTCCTGAGACTGAGATATTGCAAGATCCAGGTGCTGGCATATGGCTCGCTGATTTTATCTTAGCACAACTCAAGATTATCATCGGTGAAGCCCGTGAGAAATTTGGTACCATTGCAGGCCCGGGTGGTGGTACGAGTTTGAACGGTACTGCTATGAAGAGTGAAGGCAAAGCCGATATGGAACGTTTGCTTGAAGACTTGAAGCGTTATCAAGATTACAGCCAGCCATTGACTTGGATACAAGGCTAATACACGATTTAGGCATGTTAAAGATATTCAATCCAGGAAGACATATAGGAGATGTCTTCTTGAAAGACTACCATAAAAACTTTCTACCTTTTGACATAGAATTTCAAGATTGGGAATATGTCACTGACATCAAACAGGCAGATATCATTGCATTACAAGGGCATGATTTGTTTCCTGAAATAAATCTAATACAAAAAGTAATAGAGATCAAAAGTCTTAATCTAAGACCAGAACAAAAATTATTGTTCCTTCATATTTTTCATATTGACAATGTATTTGCCGATACGACTTATTATCTTTACATCAGAAAATTATTAGAACAAGAAATACCCAATGATATAGTGATAGTGCATCCTAACTTTGCACAGCATAGAGAATTATATTATGATTTTTTATGGAATAGGCAAAAGATATATTTCACAGAGTATGATAAGATCGATTTAAAAGATAGGCTCTATACTCATGGCACAGACGCAAAAAGTTTTGCATTAAGACCTATAGAAAAACACGGTTCTATGAAAAAGTTTTTGTGTCCTAATCGCATATATGATTTTCAACATCTGCGTTTAGAATACAGGAAAGACTTAGCATATTTTTTAGAGCCGTATGCTGATCAAGGTTATGTTAGTGATCCTGTGAAAGGTAATATACTAGAAGCAGAAAATTCTTTTACTAATAAGTTCTTGGCTGAAGGAGGATGGCATCCAGTAGCCAATCGATATTATGAAAATACATATTTTAGTCTGTATTGTGAAACATTGACTGGTAATATACATAAAGACAGCCCTTATAAATCTATAACAGAAAAGACCTGGGACCCATTGATCAAGGGGCACTTTATATTACCGTTCGGCTATCAGGGCATGATAGATCATATCAAATCATATGGATTTCTATTTCCTGATTGGATCGATTATACATATGATTACATAGAAGATAATGAGCAAAGATTCGAAGCATTTTTAGAAACTGCTAAAGAACTATTAGAATTGCCCATTGAAAGTTTGCATGAACTGTACGTCAAAGACAAAGAGATATTGGAACACAATCGTAAAGTATTTTGGGACAGACCTTATGATTCTCTGCATGATAAATTAGTAAAATTTTTCGATATAGGTAACGAAACACATTGACAAGTCCTACATAGTATAATACAATATATACATTCAATATAAAGGGCCTAACATGATTGTAGGAATCGCTGGGTTTATAGGTAGCGGCAAAGACACAGTAGCAGATTATTTGATTCGATTTAAGGGCTTTCAGCGAATGAGTTATGCTGGACCCCTCAAGGATGCAGTAGCAAGTATTTTTGGTTGGGATCGTGAATTGCTAGAAGGTAGCACACGATATAGTAGAGAATGGAGAGATCAAGTAGATCCTTGGTGGTCAGAAAGACTAGATATCAAGCATTTGACACCTCGCTGGGTACTTCAACAATGGGGAACTGAAGTGGGTCGTAGGGCTTTCCATGACGATATCTGGATCGCTAGCATAGAAAACAAGTTGCGCGGTATACGTAATAATGTAGTAATCAGTGATTGCAGATTCCCCAATGAACTTAAGGCTATCAAACGTGCAGGTGGTACTACTATACGTGTATTTAGGGGACAAAATCCCCCATGGTATGATGCTGCCGTGACATTCAGCAAAGGGTTTTATAGTCCCGGGTATAAGTCTGCTGTAGAGATATTAGAAAAGCACAATGTTCATGCTAGCGAATATAGTAGTGTGGGCTTAGAGTATGACTGTTATATCGATAATAACGGAACAATCGATGATCTACATAGGAAAGTCGATCTAATAATCAACTTGTAAGTCACCCCTCTTCCAAGTGACTCGTTGACGTTTTACTACCTCTACGCAGTTAAGACATATAGACCTTAGATTACTGAATATGGTATTTCTGAGGTCTCCGTCTATGTGAAACACCGTCATCTGTGCGGGATATATGCTTTGAAAGCCGCATATGTCACATATCGCTTTCTTCTTGTATCCTGCTCGTACCCAATTAGTAGGTCTTGCTTTAACTTTATTTTTCTTTTTGCCGCATTCATCACATATACTGCGGTAATGCTTCACCCCGTCGCGGATATAATTAATCGCCCTAGGGTTCTTGTTACATTGCTTGCATATCGGCCTAATGAGTCCCATGCATGTATTTATTAAATAACCTTCGAAGGTCTCATTGTCCTCACTTTTTTGATATCTATACTAAATAATAGTAAGCGTATTAGGGTTGTTACCCTCAAAATATAACATTATAGGAAACAATAAAATGGCACTTACATCACCTGGCGTAGAAGTTACAATCATTGACCAAAGTCAATATCTTCCTGCCCCAACAAATTCAGTTCCTCTTGTAGTTGTAGCGACAGCACAAGACAAAGCAAACCCGAACGGTACTGGTATTGCACAGGCAACAACTGCTGCAAATGCTGGTAAGTTGTTCCAAGTCACAAGTCAACGTGATCTTGTGTCACTATATGGTACACCGTTCTTCTATGAGACTGCTGATGGCACTCCAATTCAAGGTTATGAATTGAACGAATACGGTTTGCTAGCGGCATACTCATCATTGGGTGTGACTAATCGTTGCTACGTATTAAGAGCAGACATTGATTTAGCAAGTCTAGTAGGTCAGACAGGTCGCCCAACTGGCGAACCAGAGAATGGCGCTTTCTGGCTAGATACTACATCAACTACTTGGGGCATCTTTGAATGGAGTGCTTCAACTAGTTTATTCTCTAACAAACTTCCATTAGTAATAACTGATTCAGATAATTTAGTTGCTGGCAAGCCAGCAGGTTATCTAGGAAGCGTTGGCGACTATGCTGTTATTGCAATACAAAATACAGCAAGCCCAGCAAGCCCAACTGCAAGAGAGTATTTCTACAAGAATCCTAACAATACTTGGGTAGCAGTAGGTTCTATTGAATGGCAAGAAAGCGTACCTGCAGTAGTCGGTACACAGAGCAATCCAACATTGAACGCAGGTGACAAATTCAGCGTAACACTAGCAGGAGACTATCCGATAGAGTTAGCAAATGCTGAGATCATAGTACCTGGACTAGGTAATAACACAGTTCAAGGAGTCGCGACCGAGATCAATAACTTAGGATGGCAGGGTATAACTGCTTCTGTTAATAGTTCAGGTCGATTACAAATTTTCTGCGGTAATTCAGCAGGTATCAATCTAACTGCTATCACCGGTACTGTATTGGCTGATATGGGCATCACACCATCTATCTATTACCCGCCTATAGTATATTATGCTACATCAGCAGGTATGCCATTATGGGGTGCTGGACAACAAACACCTCGTCCAACTGGTTCAGTATGGTTGAAGGTAGGAGCATCAGGAAATGGTCTAGTCCCTTCAGTCAAAGAGTACGATGCAGTAGCAAGTGCTTGGAGATCTAAGAGCGTATCATTAGCAATAGGTGATGCGGCAGCCATAGCGGCGCTAGATTCAACAGGTGGCCAGGCTATCCCTGCAGGAACAGTATACGGTCAATATGATTTCAATGCTCAGTTCGATGAGAGTATGGTTTATCTATGGAAGCGTCTAGCAACTGGCCCAACTGTAGTTACAGGTACTGACACAGCACCAAGTTTTAGTACAGGCCCATATACTGCTAATGTGTATATCACTACACCAAATAGCACAGGATGGACAGGACCATATGCATTCTCATTAGCAGATAACACATTTGCTGAAGATTTCGTAGCAGCATGGCAAGCGGCAGTCATTCCGTATACAACTGCTACAGTAGGCACTGATGGTGCTATCCAGATCACTCATACACTTGGTGGTAGCATCATGGTAGATGATATCAGCCCAACAACTGGTCTAAGTCAAAACTTGATGAGTCAGGCTGGATTTGTGGCAGGAACTACAGAAGGCTGCAAGACAGGTTTCTTCATCAATACAACTTTCACAGTAGGACAAAACACTACTTCAGGTGGCGGTACTGGCGCTCAGTTCGTTGTAGACAAATTAAACTCGGCTGATATGAAGACACAGCAATATCATGTCACTGCTTTAGCAGCAGCGGGCACTGGTTACGCAGTAGGTGATAGCATCACAATCAATGGTGCTAACTTAGGCGGTACTACTGGTACTAACGATCTAGAAGTAATAGTGGCAGTTATCACTGGTGCTGGCCCAACTGGTCCTATCAGCAAGATTGCTATATCAACTAATAGTGACGGCCCTGCTCCTAAGAATGGCGTAATGTTGAGTAACTGGGTAGAATTTGACTACACAGCAAACGAAGGCGCGCCGACAGAGATTCCTGCAAACGGAACTAACTGGTTCTATAGTGTCGCTGATGAATGTGATATCATGGTAAATACAGCAGCAGGTTGGAGAGGATATCGTACAGTAAACTTCAATAGCAATGGCTTCCCACTACCAAGTGGTGCTAATACTACAGATCCAAACGGACCTATAGTAAGCGCAAGTTTGCCAACTACACAGAGTGATGGCACACCATTAGCATATGGTGATATATGGGTAGACACTAGCGATCTAGAAAATTATCCAGTAATCTTGCGTTGGCAGCAAGTTGACGGTGTTGATACATGGGTATTGATCGACAACACAGATCAAGTTTCAGGTTCAGGTATATTGTTTGCTGATGCACGTTGGTCATCAAATCAAAATACAATCAACCCAGCAAATGATCCGATTCCAACAATCAAGTCATTGTTGCTAAGTTCAAACATAGACTTAGATGCTCCAAATGCAAATCTATATCCAGTAGGTATGTTGTTGTTTAACACACGCCGTTCAGGATATAACGTCAAGCAGTGGAGAAACAATTACTTCAATTCATTGAGTTTCCCAGATCAAACGATCCCAACTATACGTAGCACATGGGTGTCAGCAAGCGGCTTGCAGTCAAACGGTGCACCGTACATGGGTCGTAAGGCTCAAAGAGCAATGGTTGTTGCGGCAATGCGTTCAGTAGTAGATACAAATACTGCTATACGTGATGAAGATAATTTCTTCAACTTGATGGCAACACCTAACTATCCAGAACTACAGCCTAACATGGTTGTATTGAATAGTGATCGCGGTGAAACAGCATACATCTTAGGTGACACTCCAATGGGATTACCTGATGATGCAACAGCAATTCAAGCATGGGCAACTAATGCTGCAGGTGCTACAAGCACAGGTGAAACAGGTTGTGTAACTCGCAACACTTATCTAGGCTTGTTCTACCCAAGTGGTATCGCACTAGACTTGAGTGGTAACGAAGTGGCAGTTCCAGCATCACACATGATGTTGCGCACATTCTTGCGTAACGATACAGTCGCTTATCCTTGGTTAGCGGCAGCAGGTACTCGTCGTGGTATCATCGATAATGCATTGAATATCGGTTACTTAGATCGTGATACTGGTGAGTTCCAAGTCATCAAGACACGTATCGGCATCCGTGATGTGTTATACATCAACTTCATCAACCCATTAGTGTTCTTCACTGGCAACGGATTGTTGAACTATGGTAACAAGACATCATTCAATAGTCAGAGTGCGTTGGATAGAACAAACGTAGCACGTTTGATCGCTTATGTCCGTCGACAGTTGACTATAGCCGCAAGACCATTCGTATTCGAACCAAATGATCAGTTGACTCGTCAACAGATTGCAGGTGTTATCGAATCACTATTTGTTGATCTTGTTGCTAAACGAGGCATCTATGATTACTTGGTAATCTGTGATGAATCTAACAACACTCCTGCTAGAATAGATCGCAATGAGTTGTGGGTAGACGTAGCAATTGAGCCTGTCAAGGCTGCTGAGTTCATCTACATCCCAGTTCGTGTCTTGAACACAGGTGAGTTGTCAGGAGCGTAATAGAAAATATAAAGAGAGCCTCGCGAGGGGCTCTTAAATTGATAAATACTTTAAAGTAGGAGAATTTACAAATGGCAACAGCCTCACAATCATTGTTCAACATGACAGTAGCATCTGATAATGCCGGTGGCAATCAGGGCCTGTTAATGCCAAAACTACAATATCGCTTTAGAGTCAACTTCTTGAATTTCGGAGTTGATGCTGCAGGCGGATTATCATTAACTAAACAAGTAGTAGACTGCACACGTCCTAATTTAACATTTGACGAAGTAACACTAAACGTCTACAACTCAAGAATCTATCTTGCTGGTAAGCATACATGGTCAGAACTAACAATTAACGTTCGTGACGATGCTTCAGGCACAGTTTCAAGAGCGGTAGGTCAGCAATTGCAGAAGCAGTTAGATTTCGTAGAACAGGCTTCAGCGGCTACAGGTCAAGACTACAAGTTCCAAGTTAATATGGAAGTGCTAGATGGCGGTAACGGCACTAGTGCTCCAGTAGTGTTAGAAGCATGGGAGTGCTATGGTTGCTTCTTAAAGGGTGCTAACTATGGCGGCATGAACTATGCTACTAATGACCCTATGCAGATCGCATTAAACATACGTTATGATAACGCAATACAATCACCGTTATCAAGTGGCGTTGGCGCAAGCATAGGTAGAATCTTATCAGGCGACAGCGTAACTGGTATCGGCGGAACAACCTAATAGTTAGGAGTTCCTGACTATGGCGGGATTCGTTCAAAACCTACTTAAGGACGCTGCCGGAGCATTCTTCGGCAGCGATTACCTTAGAGATTACACCCACGCCAGCAAGACGTTTAGGACTAATAGTTATCAAAATGCTCCTAAACTCAAATTCATATTTCATACCTACTTTAATATCAATCCAGAAGCGTGGCCAGATTCAGTAGATAAAAATATAGGCTTATTAGTCAAAGAAGTAAAACTCCCTGCATACAGTTTCAACACTGTGCAGTTGAATCAATATAATAGAAAACGCATAATACAAACTAAGATTAGATATGAACCTATAAACATAACATTCCATGATGATAATGATAACCTCATCAATAGAATGTGGTATGCTTACTACACTTACTATTACTCAGACGCAACTAAACCAACTGTATTCTTAGGCAAGAGAGGTGCTGTACCTCCCAACAATGGTCAGAGTAATTCCACACAATCAACCAATGCTGATTATGATGTATCAAACATATATGATTATAGCATTATGGGAAATGATGACTGGGGGTATATAGGCGAAACATCAACTCCTCGATTAGGACACAAAGTACCATTCTTTAAAAATATAACAGTATTTGGTTTCAATCAACATAGTTTCACAGCACATACTTTAATTAATCCAATCATCACTAATTTTAACCACGACACTTATAGTTACAACGAAGGCGGCGGCGTGATGCAAAATTCTATGACAGTTGATTATGAGACTGTCGTATATAATGAAGGCGCTATAGACGGTAGATCGCCCGGCGATATCGTTACTGGATTCGGTGATCAAGCAACATATGATAGAAGAGAAAGCCCTATACAAAAAGCAGGGGCCAATGGCACTATATTGGGACAAGGTGGACTTGTAGATGCTGCCGGTGGATTTGTACAAGACCTAGCATCCGGCAATCTCTTTGGAGCAGTTCAAAAAGCAGGCACTGCATATAATACTTTCAAAAATAAAAATCTTAAGGTTACTGCTAAACAAGAATTAGAAGGCATGTTAAGACAATCTTTAGGTGGGTTCGGTAGTCCGATAAGTACAAACAGAAATATATTGTTTGACATACCAAATAAGTCAGTCACACCATATACGATAGGAGTAGCAGGGGCGCCTACAATCAGCAACTCACCTACACCTAACCCAGTAACAGTAGTACCTGTAGCAGGACAACAGGTAAGGAAGTAATATGAGATCGCTAGTTAATGTACAAGTATCAGGTATTGATAGAACTATAAAAATCTTTGATAGTTTTTACAATCAAAGCATATCTATACCTACAAATCAATATGATATCGTATTAAGTTTTTTCAGAGATGTATGCGAGACAGACGCAATAGCACAAAATTTTACAGCATTTCTTTTTAAAGTATCACAACAATCAGGCTTAGATGCAATCGAATTATTAGAAAATATCAAAGGCACATCGAAAAACAAACTTCAGTTAAATCAAACTCTCGCATACTATCTCAATAGTTTTAAATCTAAAACAAGCCTATATGGTGTAGCGGTAATACCTAAGCCTGTACAACCAGTGGCGCGCAATGTAGTTTTATGATATGGCAAATTTTGCTCAAGGCCGTTATCACGTAAGAAATAAACAAAAGTATATAGGCAAAGGCGCGCCTAAATATCGTTCGGGTTGGGAACTAACATTTATGATGTTTTGTGATAATCACGATAGCGTCATTCAATGGGCTAGCGAGTCTATTCAAATCCCATATAGAAATCCGTTAACGGGAAAACAAACTATATACATACCTGACTTCTTTGTATTATACCAAGACAAATTGGGACAGCAGAAAGCAGAAGTAGTAGAGATCAAACCTAAGAAACAAAGCCTAATTGAGAGCAGAGTGGCTAGCGCAAAAGACAGAGCAGTGGTAGCACTTAATCATGCAAAATGGGCAGCGGCGATGGCCTATTGCAAAAGGATAGGTTGTACCTTTAGAGTAATCACCGAAGATGATTTGTTCTATAAGGGTAAACGCAAATAAATACTGCATGACTAGAAAACTTGAAGAACTGTTCAACTTGTCCCAAGACGAAGAAAAATCTGAAGAATTTCAACTTCCACCTGAGACACAAGAGATTACAGTATCAGCATTAAACAACCTTGAGAAGATAGAAAATGCTCTACCTCAAGTGCGCGGACTTGAGACGGCTGACGTAGAGATGGATCAATTAGCGGACCTAGCACAGAGTAGTTATAAAGACTTGATGGATCTAGGTATGCAGGTTGATAGCCGCTTTAGCAGTGAGATTTTCGGGGTAGCCGGAACCATGCTAGGACATGCGATTACTGCTAAGACTGCTAAAGTAAGCAAGAAACTCAAGATGATTGAGTTACAATTGAAGAAGGCAGCACTGGATCAGAAGCAGTCAAGCAAGGACAAGGAGATTGACAATACTCCTTTAGGGGAGGGTAAATCGTTAGATAGAAACGAGATACTTAAGGCACTCCTAGACAAAAAGACGGATAAATGATAAATATTAGATACGGGAATTATAAGATATGAAAAGCCTAAAACAATACATTGCTGAAAGCGTACATTTGTACGATGTTACAATCAAGATCGCAGGTGAAGTTGACAAGAACTTCTTGGACCTATTCATCTACAATCTTAAGAAGTTTGAACCAGCAGGTCCTATCACACCCAAGACACTTCCTATAGCGAAAGATGTCTATGGTTTCCCCGGAATTAAAAACGAACCAGTAACATTGTTAAAGTGCAAGTTCCGTTATCCATGCACAGAACCAATGGTTCAGCAATTAGCACAATTGTTAGGTTACAATTTGAATTATGTTCGTTTGGTTGATAGTAAGTATGACGATAGCATCAATCGTGAGCAAGAAGAATATGCTAACCAAATGGAACCAAACAACAAAGACTTTGATAAGATCAGTGGTGCAGAACAAGCAAATAAAGATTATTCTGATTCATATCTAAGCAGTATCAAAGAGCAATCAAAAGATAGTAAGATCATGATGCCGTATGCTGCCAAAGAAACACCAGATTCATTCGACCCTTTCAAGCCTTATTTAGATGATAAATCAATGGGTGATAAGAGTCCTATGACAAACATCAAACGTCCAGAAAAGCCTAAGACAGGCGCGATGGCTTAAGAGGAACCAATCATGGATTTTAGAAAATTTTTAGAGATGGTTAATGAAGAAGATGCGTATGATAAAGACGTTAAACCTTCTGATAAACCGCATGACAAAGAAGCAGCCAGTGATCGTGCCAAAAAAGCCGCACTAGCCGCTAAAGACAAAAAGAAATCATTGAAAGATTGGTTCGATATCATTGATAAGAACATGATCAATGAAGCGGAGCAATTAACTATTGAGCCTGCAAAGCAATCTACACAGGTAATCAAGCAAGGTACTAAGACATTAGGTACTGTTAGCAATCCTGCACTTGCCGCAACAATCAAATCAGCGATAGGCAAGGGCGAGATGAGTTTAGCCGGTGACGAACTTAATGAACTAAGCCCGAACACTATCAAATCAGCAGCCGCAAAGCGTGATGCGCAACAGCCTGGTCAAATGTCACAGGCTACACAACGCAAAGACATAGAGACACACCTAACTAATCGTATCAATATGAATAAGAAATTAGGTGAAGAAGAACTTGACGAAAAAGCAGTAAGCAAAGCACAGCAAAAATTCATGGGCATGGTACGTGCCGCGCAAAAAGGCGAGAAGCCTATGAGCAAAGCAGTAGCAGATGTTGCCAAGTCAATGAAAAAGGGTGATGTTAAAGACTTTGCACAAACTAAACACAAGGGTCTTCCTGAAAAGAAAAAGAAGACTAGCGAAGCAGAGATTCCAAAGTCAGGTCCTGACTATGGTGCAGGTTTAGGTGCAGGTCGCAAAGATAACGTATTAGAGGCAAAGCCAGATTTTATTGATCTTGATAAAGATGGTAACAAGAAAGAGTCAATGAAGAAGGCATCAGCCGACAAAAAGAAAAAGAAGGTAGACGAAGCAATGAATACATTAGAAGCAGCCTATCACGAAGGCAAATCACATGGTTTAAGTAAGCATAGTTATGCTAGTAAATATAATGAAGGTAGTGATGAACACCGTCGTTATCACGAAGGTTATAAAGAAGGCATCGATGAGTGCTATGGCTTAATGCCAAATCGCGGCCTAGTAGTTAGCGAAGTTGAATCTGGTCAGGATGTCGTAGACAATATGGCAGGTTACGGCGCCGAAGAAGGCAGCATGGGAGAGATGGGGATGGCAGCAGATCCAGGCGCAGGTATGGCGGGCGTAGGAGAAGGTAATGCATTCACAGCCGCTCTTGCTAAAGCAGACAAAGGTGATAAGTTTTCAGTAGGTGGCAAGACATTTACTGATCGTTCAAACTATAGCGCAAAGATCGATGAATTTGCATTTGAATCCCTAGATAAGCAATTGAATGATTTGCTTAACGAAGGCCTAAGCGTAAACATGTCACAAGGTTTAAACGACGGCATGGGAGATGATTCAGTTAGTGTTTCAGCAACAGGTGATGATGCAGGCAAGTTGTTAGCATTCATCAAACAAGTTGGTCTAGGTGGATTAGGTGGTGAGCAACAAGTAGACGGTCCAGCAGAACCAGCAATGGCTGTAAGTGATTACGGTGCACCTAAGTTCAGTGGTTATGATGACAAAGGCGGCATGATGGGTCTATTGAAGGTCATGTCAGGTGGCGATGACTATAAAGATGAAGAAGGTCATGATCACGCTAAAGAAGAAACTTGCAACGAGTGCGGTGGCATGATGGAAGCAGGTCATAAGTGCGGCGAAGGTAAAGAGATGGTCGATGAAGTAGAATCAGAAGATCAGATGGAATATCAAGTTGCAGAAGATGATGGTGAAGGTTACGAGCAAGGTCAAGAAGCCGCAGCACAAATTGATTCAGCGATGGCAGCAGGTGGAACCGCAAAAGGCGGGGCGACTAACGAAGACGGTATGGAAAGCAATCCATTAGCGGCTGATGCAGTAGCATCAGCAGATGCAGCCGAAGAGGAAGAAGAAGCAATGAGCGAATCAAGAACAAGTTTCTTGAATCTATACAAGAAACTAGCATGGCTCGCTGAAGAGTCAACTAGTGAGAAGGATGACAAGGCAGAAAAGGCTGGTAAGAAAGTCGCTAAAGATATCGAACATGATGAAGGTCATAAAGGTAAAGATGACGACAAAGCAGAAAAAGCCGGTAAAGAAGTAAAGAAAGACATCGAATACGATGACAAGAAAGACAAGAAAGAGAAGAAATTAGATGAGTGGGCAAATGATGCAGGTAAAGATGGTACACAGCAGACATTTGAGCGCGATATTGAGTTCATGACTAAAGTGATTTCAGGTGGATTGAACAAGCCTAAGTCAACTGGTCAGCAAACTATCCCTGTACTTGCAGGTGATAAAGAGCGCACAGGCGATGAAGATATGTCAGAGTTCAGAAGACTAGCAGGATTAGGAAACTGATCTGCAAGTCATTAAAGTGAAGAAATACCCGACTTATGTCGGGTATTTTTTTGGCAATCGTGTTTATCCCAAACTGATAAATACTATATTAATGGTGAACTGATAAATGGCACAAAGAAACATTGACTTCGGTAGTTTTCCTGATGATCCAGACGCAGATGCGATCCGCGCCGCGTTTCAAAAGACACAAGAAAACTTCTCTGAACTATTCCAATTACAAAATTCGCAAGGCGTTCTATCTATCAATAGAACCAAGCAACCCGGCATTTCCGTCAATTCGCCTACCGGAAACATATTACTATCCGCAGATTTTAGTCGATTAAACGTCACTACTACTAGTCTAGAAATAGGGCTGGCACCCGATACATTGGGTTATGCTACTTCGGTTAATAATGCGTCACAAACCCTATATATAGATTTACGTCCGGACACATTCATAGGCAATTCGTTATACATAGGTACACCGAATGCTGCCCCTAACGTATACATAACTAACGGTAATGTAACTGCTAATAACATAAGCGTAGGCAATGTAATTGCTGCCAATAGAGCAAACATTATCGGTAATGTGATTGCTAGCAATATCACAGCAAACATAAATGTTAATACATCTAACTTGATTGCTACCGGTACTGCTAACATTACAACTGCCAACATTACAACTGTAATCGTAACAGGTAACTTAACATCAGGTAATGCGAATTTAGGAAATCTAGCCAGAGCAAATTATGTAAATGTTGCTAATGATTTAAATGTCAGCGGTAACATATCTATTGATGGTAATATAGAAGTAAGCAATGTCGTAGCAGGTAACGTTACCTTAGATGGCAATCTAAGAATATCAAATACTAATCCTGCTTATGGAGTGTTGACTGACAAGTTATATTATTCTAATGGTCAACCTTGGGACTTGCAAGAACCAGCCGGTGCTAATTTTGATATTCAATTTAATGTTAATAATCAGTTCTCGGCATCATCTAATTTAAAATTCAATCCTACAACAAATAATCTAAATGTTGTGGGTAATGTGATTGCCACGTACTTCAGCGGTGATGGTGGTGGTCTATCAAACATACAAGGCAACATCAGTTCTATCAATAACGGTAGTTCAAATGTAGTAGTAAGACCAAATGCTAATGTGACTATATCAGTTAGCGGAACTCCAAATGTTGTTACTGTTACTAACACATCGTTGATTGTTGCAGGTAGCGTCAATACTAATGACTTATATTCAAGTGGCGAAGTAGAAGCCGTAACGTTACGCGGTGACGATCTAGTAGTAACACAATCTGCTGACTTAGGCGATCTAGGTGATATAACTATCCTAGGCGGCAGTCCTAACTATACAATCATCACAGACGGTGCAGGTAACTTAAGTTGGGTACAACCACTAGTAGGTGCGACAGGTCCGATTGGTGCTACAGGATTGACAGGATCCACTGGTGCTACGGGAACACCGGGCATAAATGGCAGTACTGGTCCTACAGGACCTACTGGCGCTACTGGTATTCCTGGTGACATATATTCTACAACTAGCAGTACTTCAATTTTAATTGGTCTTGGGCTGAAAACATTTACCGTCGGTACAAATTTAGCCTATTCTTTGGCTCAAAAAGTTGTAATAGCAACTAGTATATCAGATTATATGATAGGTGATGTCCAATCATATAATTCAATAACAGGCTTGATGTCTGTAGACGTTGAATCTATATCAGGCGGTGGTACATATACATCATGGGATGTTAACTTATTTGGCGCGGTAGGTCCTCAAGGTTCTACAGGAGCGACTGGTGCTACTGGTGTAGCCGGCATAGTTGAAGGCCCTACGGCACCACCTGATACTACTGTATTGTGGTATGACACAAGCACACCCGGTATAGATGGAGTAGGCGCAACTGGCGCAACTGGTATTCAAGGTGCAACTGGCTCAGGTGCCACTGGAGCAACTGGTGTTCAAGGTGCTACGGGACTAGGAGCAACCGGTGTTCAAGGTGCTACTGGCGTAGTAGGACCAACTGGTGCAACAGGTGTAGGTGCTACAGGTATAACAGGTCCTACTGGTGCAACAGGCCCGGCTGGTTCTACATACTTACATACTCAAGCGTCTGCATCAACCACATGGACTGTCAATCATAACCTCGACGACAAATATGTTAACGTAGAACCAGTAGATAGTGCTAACGTGAGTTATGTTGGTCGTTATGATTATCCAACTATCACATTTGTTGACAATAACAATTTAACCTTAACATTCACCACTGCAGTGGCTGGATATGCTGCTATATCTTCAGGTGGTAGTATAGGTGCTACTGGTATAACAGGTGCAACAGGTCCTTCTGGTGGTCCAACAGGCGCTACTGGATTGACAGGACCTACTGGAGCGACGGGCGTAGGTGCTACAGGTATAGCAGGTCCTACAGGGGCTACTGGCGTGCAGGGCGCGACAGGCCCATCTGGCTCAGTAGCAGGATCGAACACTGAAGTTCAATTCAATGATGCCGGTACTCAAGCCGGTGACACAGGATTTACATATAATAAAACTACTGATACTCTAACAGTAGCAGGTAACATAGTAGCGCAGACACATTATATAAGAAGTGTTGCCGCTAGTGTTAGTGCGGCAGGTAGTGTGCAAGGTGATGCTACAGCATTGGCAAAAGACATCAACGTAGTAACATCAGTAAGTGCAGGACAAGGAGTTAGATTGCCGACAGCCACAGCAGGTATGGTATTGATTGTAAACAATACAAGTGTGAACAGCATGAACGTATATCCTGCGGCAGGTGCCGCAATAAACGGCCTAGCAACCAATGCGGCATACACACATGTTTCGAATGCAAGTTTACAATACTATGCGATAAGTTCAAGTCAGTGGTATACAGTCGGGGCAAGTTACTCTTGATAAAAATACAGGTAAATAAATAATAGAACATTATGGGCGTATTAAAATATTATAATGGTAGTAGTTGGGTAGAAGCGATAGTAGGAGTTCAAGGCTCTACAGGCGCTACCGGTCCTACAGGTGGCACACATCTCCATACTCAAACGACTGCATCTACAGTATGGACGGTGACTCACAATTTAGGTGAGAGATATGTTAACGTTGAACCTATTGACAGTACTAATGTCAGTTTCGTAGGTCGTTATGATTATCCTACTATAGAATTTTTAAACAATACTACACTAACACTAACTTTCACTACGCCTCAAACTGGATACGCAGCAGTATCATTAGGTGGTATGGGTGCTACTGGCCCTGCATTGCCATATAGCACTACATCATCAACCGGAATGGAGTTGGTCACATCACCGCTTGAAGCAGATGATATCACTATAGGCATGACATATAGGATTTATAATCCTGGAAATACAGATTGGGCCGCATTAGGCTCTCCTAATAACAATCCAGGAACTATATTCACAGCAACGGCGACTGGTGGTCCTTTCGACACAGGTACAGCACAAGAACTAAAATCTTGCATTGTTGATACAAGTTTAGCATACACAACTGGTCAAAATTTAGTATGTTCATATGATGTGAACAATTACATGGTTGGTGTAGTCAATAGTTATAATCCTGCTACAGGTGCATTGACGTTTTTTGCTGTAGGTGGTATAGGATCCGGTTATTATTCTGCTTGGGATATCAATATATTCACGCCTCAAGGTGCGACCGGTCTAACCGGCGCCACTGGTGCGACCGGTCCTTCAGGCCCTCCCGGCGGAACATGGTTGCATACACAAGCAACTCCTTCTACTGTATGGACTGTGAATCACAATCTAGGATCTAGGTACGTCAACGTTGAGCCAGTAGATAGCGCAAACGTAAGTTTTGTAGGTAGATATGATTATCCAGAAATCGATTTTGTTGATGCCAATACATTAACACTTACATTCACTACGGCACAATACGGCTGGGCTGCTATATCAGCAGGTGGTCCTAGTGGTGCTACAGGACCTACTGGTGCGACTGGTGCGACTGGTGTAGCCGGTGTCGCGCAAAACGTATTATATGTAAGTAAATCAGGCAACGACAGTAATAGCGGTACAGATTTGTCACATGCTAAATTAACAATCGCATCAGCGGTAACAGCAGCCAATGCACTACAAGCATTGAATCCAACAGGTATTACTTGCATATTAGTGAAAGCAGGTGATTATACTGAAATAAATCCTATGTCACTAAGCGCAGGTGTTAGTATAGTAGGTGATAACTTAAGAGCGGTCAATGTAAGACCAGCCAACCCAACACAAGATATTTTCTGGGTGCGTAATCGTTGCTATATTACTGGTATGACATTCAGAGATCATTTGACTCCTGCGGCAGCAATCGCATTTCCAAGCACTGGTGCAGGGTTTATCGTAACAAGCCCTTATATTCAAAACTGTAGCAGTATCACAACTACAGGCGCAGGCATGCGTGTAGACGGCAATCTAGCAGGTGGATTGAAGTCGATGGTTCTTGACAGTTATACTCAATTCAATCAAGGTGGATTAGGTATACACATCACTAATCAAGGTTATGCACAGTTAGTAAGTATATTCACTATCTGCTGTACAGCAGGTGTTAAGTGTGAAAATGGCGGTACTTGCTCAATCACTAATTCAAATAATAGTTTCGGTGATTATGGATTATGGGCAGAGGGTGTAGGACCTACATTATATACCGGAACGTTGGTATCTAACACACGTAGCACATTAACAGTTAGTGGATTAAGTGTACGTCCAGCAGTTAATGACGCTGTATTGTTAACTGATGGAGTCGATTCACAATATATTTTAGTACGTGAGGCTACACCACTATCATCAGGTACAAGCGTTATCACATTTAGTGAATCATTAGAGTTCACACCTACACCAGGATCTGTTAATTTCTTACAGATATCTTTGATATCAGCAAGTGGACAAACATTTGAATATGTTGGTACAGGCACTAACATATTAACTTCAACACCAAGACTAGGTGGTGTTCCTATACAAGCGAATGAAATTCGTCAGACGAATGGCGGAAGAGTAAATTATACTAGTACTGATCAATTCGGTGATTTTAGAATCGGTGACGGACTATTGATTAGTGAAGAGGCAGGCGTGATCGAAGGAGAAACTTTTGATAGAAGTTTATTCGCAGTCCTTACACCATACATATTAGCATTGGAGAATTAAACCGTGGCAAGCCCATTAAACGTATTCAAGTCAGTAGCAGCCAATATTACAACAGTGGCTACAAACATTTACACATGCCCTGCGGAAACTACAGCGATTGTCTTGCTAGCGCAAGCAACAAACATAAATGCATCTGATGACGGCAACATTACCTTTTATAGTTCAATAAACGGTAATACAGAACTAGCGAAAGACTTCACTATTCCTGTGGGAGACGCTGCGGCATTATTGTCAGGTAAATTAGTAGTTGAGGCAGGTAATAGCATAGGAGTTTATGCAAACGCAAACAGCGTTCTTAAACTAACATTAAGTATTTTAGAGACTAAGTAAAATGGCACAAGGCTCAGGAAACAACGCACGATTATTAAGTGGTAAGGTAAAGCAACAACTGCCTGATGGTAGTTTTGACTTCTTATCATTAGCAGACGCAGAGAAATACCTAGGCGTTCCTGCAGCCAACGGCTATATTTTATCAAGTACGACAACAGGTATTAGAAGTTGGGTAGCACCAGGTATGGGAGCGACAGGTGCTACAGGTGCTACAGGTGTCATCGGTGCTACTGGACCAATTGGTGCAACTGGAGTAATTGGTGCAACAGGCAATACAGGACCAACAGGTGCTACAGGCATACAAGGTAGTACAGGTCTAACAGGTGCTACAGGTGACGTAGGTCCCACTGGTGCGACAGGCGTCGATGGTGCAACAGGTATAACTGGTGCGACTGGATTAACAGGTCCTACTGGTGCGACTGGCATAGACGGAGCAACTGGTCTGACAGGTGCTACAGGAGATGTAGGACCCACAGGAGCAACAGGTCTTCAAGGTTCAACAGGTGTGATTGGTCCTACTGGTGCGACAGGCCCGGCGGGTGCGACAGGCCCGGCGGGTACTAGTGTTACAATCATAGGAAGCGTTCCTACAGTAGGTGGTGATCCT